AATAACATTTGATCAGTTTCAGGATCATATTCTTTCATGACCTGCATAAGCTGATAATTCATAAACTCTTGCACACGAGAAGCCTGTTGTTCAGTTTCCGGAGTTGTCATGCCAAGTACCTGTGTTTTGACTGGGCCTTGCGATGGTAAGAGTTCGTTGTAAGCTTGCGCTTGGAATTGGGTAACACTTTCTGCAAGCAATGGATGCATAACACCCGAAGCTCCTTCAAAGGGAGCAGATCTTTCTTCATACTTCATGCCAAGATATTCAAGGCCATTGCGATATGTTTTTTCCCAATCGCTACGAGATTCTTTATCAGCTTCAATGTTGCCCATCAGATCATTCTTTAAAGAATTAAGATCTGAATCATCTATGATGTCTGCTAAATTAGCATAGAAATCTGTGTTGTCCATAGGAGGTAATGGCGCGCCAAACTCGATGCTACCATCTTCCATTTGCTCAAATGAATCTAGCTCTGGGTTAGACTCAGCAACATCGACCTCAATGTCCATGTCTTTAGATCTGTCGCGTACTTTAAGGTCTACCTGCTCGTCAAAGGTAATTGCTTTATCTGTGGTTGCCATTTATTTTTTACTAAGGTCTTTTTTAATGTCTTTAATTGTTTGCCTTGCTCTTCTCATGCGAGCGCCGCCACCTTCATATGCAGTCATAGCTGCTGCTGTAGCTCCGGCTGCTCCAGCTACTTTAGCTGTAGTCTTGGCTGCTTTTACTGTTCTGTTGGGAAGATTCATTGGTTGTTTTTTATGGCTTGATGGCAACATGTCTTTAGAATCTTCTTTAAGATTCTGTTTAATTTTTGTTGTTGCTCTTTTAAGAGCCTTTGCTGTTTTGGCTACTTTTCCCATTTTACTTTAGAGCTTTACCGAAACCTCTTTTGGCTATGCCTACACCTCTTTTCTTACCACCCTTTCTCATGCCTTTAGACTTCATCATCCCGCCGTTTTTCATGCCTTTGGATGTCATGCCACCGGTTTTCAATTTTTTAGGTTTGGCTTTATTTTTAGGAACTTTAGTTGGCACTGGTTTAACCTTTCCTTTTACTTTATATTTAGACAGCTTGACTCCACTTGTGCCAATATATTCGCCTTCTTTGTTTGGCCTTTTAGGTGCAGCTGCCATTCTTCTTTTAATTGTTTTATTTTTTAATCTTGCTTTAGCTTTTTTAGCATCTGCGTCTGAAATTCTAAATCCGCCTGTATCCTGTTTTGCTCTTTCCATTTTGATCTTCTTGGCAGTCAGCTCATCAACTTTTTTAGTAATGGCTTTTTGAACTTTGGGATCGTTGGACTTAACAGTTATTTTTCCATCTTTAATTCTTTGAGCAGTGCCTTTGGTTAACTCTGAAATGCTTTTAATAAATTTTGTTTTTGACATATTAACCTCTAATAATATATTCGTTGTTTAGGTATTGGTTCATCGTCCTCTTCATCAGAGTCCAATCGAACAAAATTACCTTGACGAAATCTCAGTATAGCCTGTGTTGTCGAATCTACAAAGTCATCGTGTTCACCAAATGGAAATGCTGCGCATTCCTCTATAACTTCCTCTGCAAATATGGCATCGGGAGCCCACACCATCCCTGCTTCAAACACAGGAGAGGCGCTGTGTACACGGGTGACTTTGTCCTTCCCTTTAGTGGGTCGGTAGTTCACCACAGGTATGCCCATCATTCTCAGCTCTTGCGTCAAAGGCGTACCACTTGCTTGAGATTCTACCAAGACAATGTCCGGTTGCCAATAGTTATATTCATCATAAGCTGTTGCTTTTAAATCTGGAAAGTCCCAGCGCCCTCGTTTAGCATCTAACAGCATGATGGATTCAGGTGCACCATCGCTTGGTTTAAAAACGCCCCAAGTGGTAATGGCGCTATAGTCAGCAGTTTCTTTGGAACTAAAAGCTGTATCATAAGACTGAAGTATGTAGGAGCAAGGAGGGGGATTGTCTTGCTCCCACATTTGCCACCACTCGCGTTTGAGTAGGGCGCCCTCTTCAGAGGTAGGGTTTTGCATGTACTGGGCGTTCCACTTAGCCACAGGAATTGAAGCCTTTACAGCCTCTAACTCTTCAAGCTTCCAGAAGCCGGGCCACAAAGGGGTGTTGTCTTCCAAAATGGCAGGCAACTCTAAAATCTCCCATTGATCAGCATGGTCTTCGCTCATGCGCTTAATCAGTTTCTCAGTAAGATCCAATGTTGACCAGCGCGTCATCACAATCACAATAATACCACCAGGCTGTAAACGCTGGCGCGGGCCGGAGGTGTACCATTCATAAGCCGACTCAAGGGCAGTAGGCGACAGAGCATCTTGCTCAGAATGTGGATCATCGATAATGAGCAAGTCAGCGCCTCGACCTGTGATGGCGCCACCGACTCCAGCAGCAAAGTATTCGCCGCCTTTGTTCGTCTCCCACCGACCTGCTGATTTGGAGTCAGCAGACAAACTCACCTTGTTGAAGATTTGCTTGTACTCATCTGTGTCCATCAAGTTACGCACCTTGCGCCCGAACCTTGCCGAAAGTTCGGCGGTGTGAGTGGTTTGCATAATTTTCATGTCAGGCTTGAGGCCCATGATCCAACTCGGAAAGAACACAGAAGCAAACTCAGACTTGGTATGACGTGGGGGCATGTTAACGATAAGACGCTTGCACTTGCCTTTGGCCACAGCTTCGAGCTTTTGCGCAAAGAGCTTATGGTGCTCGCCTTCGATGAAGCCGTCCCAGACGTGCTTAACGTACTCGATAAAATCTGTTTGCGCTTTCTCGCGCACGCCCAGTTGCTTGATACGATTTTGAATTAAGACAATCTCTTTTAGAGCATCGTCTGGCACATGTTCTAGTTTTGTGTTTTTTGCAGGCATTTCAAAATGTTTTTTTCTGTGTGAAATATGGTACCTCAATAGGGGTCCCAAATGAAGAGGGGGGGTAAAATGGTTTTTTGGGTAATTGTATATATCGATAGTTATTTATATACACAAAAAAAAATCGCCACGCCCCTATATATGGGGGTGGGGGTCAAGCAAAACTCGCAATCAAAAAATGGCACGAGATCCAATAGAGACCCAAAGTATGACATGTATGACAATTTTTTCCGATGTCAAGTTTACTTTACATCAGCAGCATGCTCAATATTAAGTGTTTATATTGTGCGTCATAAATGTTGAACATCTGTTTAATATCTGCTATGCTGAACTTAAGTTCAGTTGGTAATTAAATAACCAAACATTATGCAACTGACAATATGGAGAAAACTAATCATGGATAAAAGATTAGACCAACTAAAGAAGCTACAAGATAAAATGGCTTCTTTGAAATGGAGCAAAGAGGTATCAACATACCTTGAGCTTTCAAATGCAATATCATCTCTAAAAGGTGCTATTAAAAAAGATGCTATGAGCCACCTTATAGTTAAGCCCAATGGCTTTGGTGTTAGACAAACGCTTAAAGAGTTCAAAGATGAATTCATGCTAGGCACTAACATGACAACCAACAAGAAAACCTTTAGTGGAATTCTTAAAGGTGAAGAGGTAATGGCTCACATTAAACTGACTCACAAGTCAGCTTATGAGGTGCAAGCTTCTAGTCTTCTAAAGATAGAGGGGTGGAACAATGCCTAATCATACTTCTAATTGTGTTGATGTTTCAGTCCAAACAGGTTGCTCAAAAGAGCAACTTGCCTTGGCTGAATTAAAAACCATGCTCGCCATTAATAGTGAAGAGTTTGATTTTAATGGAATGATACCAATGCCTAAAGAATTAAAAAAAGGCATAGGTTATGGTTTTGATAATTGCCCTAGAGATTATAAAAATGAAAGTGGTTGCTATGTTCCTAAAAGTAGAAATGTTCGAGATAAGTGGATCTCAAACTTTGGCTTTGACAATTGGTATGATTGGAGCAATGCCAATTGGGGGACAAAGTGGAACTCTTACGATGTTGATGTTGATGCTAACTTTGATGATGAGTTAACAGTTCAATTCTTCACAGCATGGAGTTGCCCTTTTCCAATCTTTGCCAAGATGAAAGAATATTGCCAAGAGCATAATCTCAATCTATCTTGGGATGTTTGCTTCGAGGGTGAAGATGATGTCTTTGATCTTATGGATGAAGACATGCAAGAGTGGGGTGCATAATGAGTAATTGTCAATTATGTGGAAAGCGTGAAGATGAAAGAAACACACAAGAGCAAATGGGTTATACCATTTGCTTATCTTGTGATGGTCTTTATTCTGATGAAGAGCTACAAGAAAAAATGGAGCATAAAGCTCATCACAATAAGTATCTATTCTACACAAAATATTATAATCAGCTCAAAGGTTATAAGATCGTTAGCTATGAAATGATTGAGGATGATGGTGCATTAGCCCCATTTCCCTCATTCCAACTTACCCATCCAACCAAAGAAGATATTCAAATTGATGTCTCTATGGATGAAGAGGGGAATGGTGGTGGCTTTCTTTTCATTTCAACCAAGCGAGGTCAATCAATTGGATAACAGTAAAATCAAAGTGCTAATAGCTTGCGAGTATAGTGGCACTGTTAGAGACGAATTCTTGAAACTAGGATTCGATGCAATGAGTTGCGATATCTTGCCATGCGAAAGTGAGATCAAGGGCAAACATTACGAAGGTAATGTCTTTGATCTTTTGTATGGTAAAAATAGCAATTACTTTGATCTCATGATTGCCCATCCTCCTTGCACCCACTTATCAGTAACAGGGGCGAGGTGGTTTACTGAAGGAAAAAAACCTTGGTCATTGCGAGATGATGCGATTGAGTTTGTTCAAAAACTCATGGATGCACCAGTCAAGCATATTGCCATTGAAAATCCAGTTAGTGTGATTTCTTCTTACATAAGGAAATCAGATCAAATGATTAACCCTTATCAGTTTGGGGATCATGAGTATAAAAGAACTTGTCTTTGGCTAAAAGATTTGCCCAAGCTTATTGATACTGACAATGTCAAAGAGGCTACTGACAAATTGCCAGTCAAAGAAAAGCACAGAATATGGTGGCTTGGCAGTGGCAAGGGCAAAGAGCGTAGCAAATTCTACAAAGGAATTGCCCAAGCAATGGCAAAGCAATGGGGGGATGCTATTAAGTAAACTGGCCTATTAAATCAAGGGAGCAATAGCTCCCTTTTTTTATGCTGGCAAATTTTCAGGTTGGGATGTGGTGGGCCCATGCAAGCGGCCCCAGGCTGCATAAATCAAAAAAACTTTTTACTATCATAGTACTTGTACGCAAAAGATCGCAAAAGAATTTACTATCATATACGCAGACGCAAAAATTTAAGATCTTCCTGAAACGCAAAGGCCAGGATTGGCTTAACTTCGTTAATGCTATGGGTCAGGTTGCATCAAAAGAATTCAATGACGGGCTTTTGGTGAATCCGTTTTTTTGAAAAGTTGTGTAAATTGTGTATAATATAGGTTAACCAACCATAAACCATTAAGGAGGACATTATGGGAAATAGAGCGATTATTGCTTTCAAAGAACCGAAAGCAAAAAGAAATGATAAACAGATACCTTGTATCTATTTGCATTGGAATGGTGGAAGAGACTCGGTTGAGTCTTTTCTGGAAGCTGCAAGAAGACTAGATGTTAGAAGCACTGATCAAAATTATTCAATGGCTAGACTAACTCAAATAATAAGCAATTACATAGGGGGGACGCTTTCAATTGGCTGTAGTACAGTTGGCGATTGGGCGTTAGACTTCTTAGACAATGGCGTTTATTGGGTGGATAACCTAGAAATCTATGATCGAACTGATACATATGAAGGCTATGAAGAGCAAAAAAATCATAATCAGGAAACAATGGTTCAAGAAATCCTAGAGATTAATGAGCCAATTTTTGGGGGTAAGTAATCATGAGAACATATAAAATAATAAGGTTCTATGAAAAAGATGGCTTTCCGGCGCCTTCCAGGAGAACAATAAAAAAAGGGCTTACACTTGCGCAAGCCCAAGAACATTGTCAACGAGATAATACTTCAGGCTTTCATAATAATACAAGGTGGTTCGACGGATACACTAAAGAGGTGACATCATGAGAGAAGGATTCATCTATGGATTACTTACCGCATTAGCGGTGAGTGTCCCTGTAATGTTAGTTGATCACTTGGCCATCATTCCTGCATTCCTGGTTTTCCTATCAGGCTGCTTGTTCAGTATTTCAGTTGGCGCATTTATAAAACCAACAAAATAATGGATAACATAAAAGCAATTGAAATTATTGAGGACATTGATAATGGTGTCTACAGTGAAAAAGATTTTATTTCTGCATGGCAACATTTAGTAGATACAGGCATAGCCTGGAAACTTCAAGGAAGCTATGGGCGCAAAGCGCATGAGTTAATTCAAAACGGTTTAATCAAACCACCGCAATAATTCCTCCAGGGGGTGAAAGTCCCCCACCTATTTTTTTTTACTATCATACGCAAAAACGCAAAAATTGTGTTATGGTTCGCATATGTCTATGTTCATAGACTAGTTTTCTCCAAAAACTTAATGATCCGGGGCCGCAAGGCCCCAGGGTTTTTTTACTATCATAGAACGCAAACGCAAAAATCCGGATCCGGACGCAAAAAAAGCAGCTGGACGCAAAAAAAATGCGTCAGGGCGCAAAAATATTAAGCTTGTGTCCGCGTGAGTGGGAAAATGCAAATAATCATTCTCAATCTAAAGTTTTTATTATCTGTAGTTATCTTTTTAATTTGTGTTATTGATTGTATATTTTGATTAATAACTGTTATAATTTGTATATAAGATAATAAGGAGAAAATTATATAATGCTTAAAATACAAGCCAAAGAAATTATAGGCGGTGATCTATCCGCTACAACTAAAATGCCATGCAAAAGTTTTAATCTCCCGGCGTGGGAATGTAAGACTGGCAGCAAGCTTGCAAAGATTCCTGGCACTGTATGTCATGGTTGTTATGCCATGAAAGGAAACTATACAAGATTTCCATCAGTCAAAAAAGCTCAATACAAAAGACTTGATCAATTATTTAATCCGGCTTGGGTTGATGCCATGGTGTCATTGATTGAGAGAGAGAACAATAAATATTTTAGATGGCATGATGCCGGGGATATTCAAAGCGCCCAGCACTTAAAAAATATATGTGATGTAGCAAACAAAACGCCAAGCATCACGCACTGGATCCCAACAAGGGAACACAAGATTATAAATGACTTTGTAAAAGCTGGTAACACCATTCCAGATAATCTAATCATACGCATAAGCGCAACTAACATTGATGGCAAGCCACCCAAAAACGCAAGCCATACTTCAACAGTTCATTCTAAAAGTGATGCTATCGGTTTTGAGTGCGTAGCACCTAAACAAGATGGATCATGCTTAGATTGTAGGGCGTGCTGGAATCCCAGCATAAAAAACATTTCATATAAACAACACTAAGGAGGTTAATAAATATGAATAAACCAATTAATAAAGAACTAATGCTTGATATGGATCAATTAGAAAACTTTTTTGATGATTACGATCATGCCGGGTCTATTGGCTGGCTACAAGAAATAATCAATGGAAATATTGATTTAGAAATAATGCGCAAAGCTATTTGGTCTCATTCAGCTGGCACTACAATAAAAACAGAAAAACACGTTGTTGATATGTTTATTGTTAAATGGTGGGAGAAATAAAAATGAATTTTACACAAGATGAACTAATTTTATTAGAGATATGCTTTTCTATGAACAGCGGCGATACAACCATGCGTGATGAAATCATGCCAGAGTGGTTAGAGTCAGAAGGTTTTAGCAAAGCAAAAACAGAAAAAACATTTAAAGCTTTGGATAAAAAATTTAAAGAATTTAATCTTAACTTTTTAAATGTTTATAACGAGGAGAAATAAAAATGCAAATAATTACGCACGCACAAGAAATTGGATATGATCCATTAGGGACATTAGATTATGCTTTTCAAAATGAAGACTTTGAAAAGTTTGAAAAAATTAAGCTGGATCAATCCAGCCTTGTAAACATTACAGAAGAAACAAAATTTAATATTGGAGAATGCTACACACTTCCAGGCGTAATGCCATCGGGGGATAAATACATTTTCCAAATTGAATGCATAAAAGATATAACTGACATAGACGATCATAAACCAGATTATCTCTGGGAAACAACGATATTTAAAAGGGAGAAATAAATATGAATGTACAAGAAGAAATGGATCGCATTTTCAAAATGCAAAAAGATAACCTAGCCAATGAGCGCAAATTTAAAGAAATTTGTAAGCTTAAAATAACCATCGATAGATTAAAAGGAATCGCACTTGATATAAAGCTGGACGCTGCTAACGATTTAGGGTTAGACAATGAACGCTTTCATGGTATTTGTGAAGGTCTAGATAGAGCCATAAATCATTTAGAAGAAATTCAGGAGAACGAAGATGAGTAATGAAATTACAGAAATTCGCCATGTAGAAATGACTTACGACCACACAATAAGTTTTGATATACAAGAGATCGCAGATGCTAATAACTTTGCGCCCGGTGATATTGAAGAGATAGAGTGCGGCAAGTGGGCAAAGTTATGGATAACTTTGAAAGATGGTAGGGTTATTACAGAAGATGGTTGTTTCTTTGGTGAGGTTGAATTGAAATGGGCAAGAGAAGAAACTTTTTACGATAAAAATTACAACGAGATCGCAGAATGAGTGATCATCGAAACCAAATCATTCTGGAATCCTTGTATCAAAAATACTTGGATCTCGGCCATGAGGACGCAGAAGCTTTAGAGCTGGCTGCTAAAGAGTTTGAAGAAAATAGTAATTAAGTGTTTAATCGGTGTATAATCACCAGGAGAGAGCAATGACACAATATAAAGACGAAGTAGAAAAACAACGCAGATCCAATCGGCTCGCAGTATGGCGCAAAGGAATTAAAATGAGTTATGGATTATCCATTGATAATGGTAAAGATGTAGAACATCTAACCATCTTTAATGACGATAGCACAACGCTTGAATATCTTAAATCAGATCGCAAAACCAAAATCACATCTAGCCCACACTCGCACAATGAACTCATTGATATGATGCTGGGCCATGAAAATAAAACAGCAGAACTTATTGTTAGAAAAAAATTAGAGGAAGAGAACAATGAGTAAGCCACTACCACCCATAAAAGATGGTATTCCAGATTGTGAGTGGGCTTTGGTTATTAGGTATGGAGATCCATACACCAATCAACCATTAACAACCGGCTTTGGCCCCTTCCCTACAAGAGAGGACGCAGATAATTTTAGAGCGCAGTATTACTATGATCAAATTGTCATAGCAGATATTGTCCCACTTAATGCAGTCTTACCTCAAAGCGCAACTGAACTAGATATTGATTTTATTCCAGAAGCAAAAGTTGTTGATATCAGCAGCAAAATTAATCCAAAAAAACACTAGGAGATATTATGGGTTTTAAAATAGAAAAGGATGTTCCCATGAGTAAATTTTACTCAAAGTTTTGTGAGACTTTAGACAAGCTTGAAGTTGGAGAAAGTATCGGAGGCCTTACAAAAGATAAGGCTTACAGATATAGAGTGAACTTCTACACCAAGCATTTTAAAGGTCGCAAGTTTCGTTTAGGTAAGTGTCCGCACAAGGATAACGAATACAGAATATGGAGAAAAGAATGATCGAGACATTGCTTGAAGTATTTGGAGTCATTGTTTTATTTCTAGTCATCAATTTACTTTGTTTGATTTATATCTGGTATGACGATCACGATAGACACCTATGAGTGAGTTAAAAAAAGAAAAAGAAGTGCTGGTTCAAGCAACCTTCTATGTAAATGAAGTAGATCCTGGCGCAGCTGACTTGCCAGACTTGTTGCGCGATAAGTTTGAGACTGAAGTAGATAGAAACAATATATTCTTTTCTATCTGCATACCAGGTTCTAGCAGCAATATAAAATTAAAAGACATTGTTCAGCAAAACAATGATCTCTCGCATCAAGTTAAGTTCTGGCAAGAACTCTACCTAAAAGCCATTGATCCAAAATGAGACAATGCAAAGTATGCGGACAAACAAAAGAGTTGAACTCAAATAACTTTCCTAATAGGCCATTAAAAAAAGCCCCACCTTTTAGATGGGAGTGTCGGTCTTGCTA